GCGCTCAAGGATGGCGCGGCGGGTGTTCATCAGGTGCAGCGCCTTGGAGCGGCGCTGGTTGATCTCGTCCTGCGGCCCCTTCCAGTCGCGGTAGAACCCGTACCTGTCGTTGTCGTGATCGACGTCGGCCGAGAACATCATATACTTGCAGATGCTTTCGTTCTTTTCGTTCTTGAAAGGACTTTCGCCTTCTTCCAAGATAACTTCGCCGGAATAGATGGTATAGTACCAAGTTCCGCCGCGCTTGTACCAGTGGTCGACGATGCGCAGCCGCTTCTCGGTGTTGTCCCACCACTTGAGCCGCTTGTCGTCGTCGCGCGGGTAGGGCGTCGGCGCCGATGTCGGCAGGTTCTCGGCAAGCTCGTCGGCCTTGTCGGGCCACTGGAATTGCGCATCCTCCAAGTCAACCCAGCGCGTCGTGCCCTCGTAGCTGTTGTCGCCGAAGTCCAACTTTTGCGAATTGATGTCATAGAAATAGTCGCGGCTGTCGACCTCGATCAGCGCGATCTCCGGGTCCTGCTTGTCGCCCTGGATCAGGACCATCTCGATCCCGGCGATCCCGGCGATCGCCGCCTGCCGCGCGGTCTCGGCACACAGGCGCTCCCAGTCCCAGCCGAGCCCGTACAAGAGCACTTGGGACGCCAGCTCGGCGCCCTTCTCACCCTGCGGGTTCGGCGTGCGCGGGTATGCCTTGGGGTCTTGCTTGAGCTTCTCGATCACGCCGCAGACGACGTTGATCTTTCTCTTGATCCTGTTGAACGTGACGACCGGCTGATTGCGATCATTCAACGCCTTGATGTGCTTCGACTCCCATTGCGCACCGTGATAGTAACGCCGCGCCATGCCAGCTTCGGTGTGCTCGTCGGTTTTGGCGCCAAGGAAATTGGTCAACTGTTTTTTCAGCCGTGACAGCGGCAGGTAGGGACCGCGCGCCTCTTCCGTGTCGCTGCTTTCGGGCGACATCGGCTGTTGCGGGAATTGCAGCACCTGGGCGGGCATGGCGCGCTCCTAGAGGGTCAGGATCGAGTGCTGGGCCGGCTCCTGGCGCATCGCTCTGTAGGCGTGGCCCAGCTTCTTGTTCTCTTTCTTCGGCTTCCGTCCCATCAGCGCGTAGTCGAGCATCTGACCGCACAGGCTCATGCCGTCGACGATGTCGTCGTGACGGCTCGCCGGGAACGTCAGCAGCTCGTGCTCCAGCTCCTCGCGCCAGGGCGCGTGGCTGTCGTACCAGAGCCCCATGGTGGCGATGTAGCCTCGGAAGCTCTGCGCGCGGATGCCCTTGTCGAAGCGCGCTGTGAACTGCTGCCTGTCCGTGTAGGCTTGCAGATCGCGGGCGCGCCGGTCCAAGAACGGGCCGACGCCGGACAGGATCTGACCACGCTCCTCGGCCCAGGACAGCGGCTTCCAATGTTTAACCAACCTGCACCATGCCTCGATCCATAGGTCGGTCGTGGCGCGTTGCCGCCACAGGTCCAGCACCCACGGGCGATCGCTGGTATCGATGCCCATGACGACGTGCACGGTCCAGTCGTTGCGGCCGGTCGATGTCGTCGCGTAGTCGCTCGCGCCGTAGATGCGCAGCTCGTTGAGCGGCGGCGTCTCGGCTTTGTGCACCGGGTGCAGCCAGCGGCGCTGAAAGAAATCTCCGGTCTCGGGCGCTGGCCTCTGCTGGTAGAGTGCAGCCCAGACGCGCGGGTCCCTTTTCGCTTCGGTCACCATGTCCTCTGTGAACCATGTGGCCCACAGGCGTTCCCCAGGCAGTCGCCCGAGCGGGTCGTTGTCCTCGGCCTCCATCGGCAATGTCAGAACGCGCCACTTGTCGGCTTCGTCATCGAGGATCATGCCGGCGAGGTCGCCCTCGCTCCAGCGCGTCTGGATCAGCAGGCGCTTCGCCTGCGGCTTCAGCCTCGGGATGAAATCATACTTGTACCAATTCCAGTTTCGGGTCTGCGTGCCCTTGCTCTCGGCGTCCTCGCGCGAGCGCACCGGGTCGTCGATGATGCCCAAGTCGGCGCGCCAGCCGGCAATGGCGCCACCGACGCCGGCCGCGAAAAATTGCCCGCCGTTGGTCGTCAACCACAAGCCCGCCGAGCGTGTCGCCGGGTCGACCTCGATGCCGAGCGCCTTGGCACCGTGCACGTCGACCAAGTTGCGCGCCCGCCGGCCCCAGTGCTCGGCCAGCTCGTAGGTGTGCGATGTCGCCAGGATCGTCGAGCCGGGGTGCTGACCGAGGAACCAGGGCGGGTAGAGCATCGACGCGTAGGTGCTCTTGGCCGATCCTGGCGGCCAGAAGATCGCGAGGCGCTCGGTCTCCCCACGCGACAATGCCTCTAGCTCGGCGCAGAGCAGGAGGTGATGCGAGGCCGGCTCGAAATCACAAAAACGGCACCAGTCACTGAAGTTTCCCCGGCTCGACCTCCGTTGATACAGCTCTGTCGCGGCGTCCTCGGTGGATAATTTCGAGAAGCTGTTCATCGGTGAGGTCTCGGACGTTGGCGTTGACGGTGCGGACATCGGCGCTGATCGCCTCTTTGCGCGTCTCGGCCCAACCCATCCGCGCCTTCGTCCACCAGATCCCGGCGTTGACGGACGCGCTGCCGCCCTTCGGGTCGGTGGCGATGCGGAACAGGTTGTTGACCACCGCCGCATTGGCGCGGTGCGCCCCGAGTGTGAGCTGCTCGCGGTAGTGCGTGACCAGCGTCGGCACGCTGATGTCGAGGATGTCGGCGATCTCACTCTGGATGACGCCGAAACCGACCAGCGTCTCGACCAGCAATTCGCTCTCAGGCGTTTTGTGGTGCGCTCGCTGCTGGCCGCCATTGAGCTTCGGCGTCCAGCCGGGGATCGGCACGGCATTGACGCGCGGGCGTGTCGGTACCGGCTGCTTGACGGGCTTTTGAGAGGGGTTCTTCCTTTTTGTCATGGGTCGATATGCCCCTTATACTGTCATCTACAGGGGGCGATATGCCTCCTGTATTGTCCTGAACCACTTAAAGCAGTATAGCAGAGTTTATCTCGGTTGAGGGGTGGGGTTATATCGCCCCCTCTATTCTGGCGCAATGCCGGGCCTGGGGCTGCTATGGCCGATCTGGAACAAGACGTTTTCGACAGTGGCGCGGCACCCGATACGCCTGCCGACCTTACCCCCTCGCCAGACACGTCCGTTTCGCCGCAGCCGCCCGAGTCTCGCGCCGTCAGTGACGCGATATCGGCACTGCGAGGCCCGGTGCCGCAGTACGGCACCCAGCCAGTGCCGCAGCAGCAACCGCAACCGCAGCCAGATCCCGACGCCGAGGTCGTCAAGGCCGGCGAGCTTCGCGCTCTCCTAGAGGAGCGATCACAGCGCCAGAAGCTGGAGGCGCACGTCCGCGAGCTACAGCGGCGCGAGCAGGAAAGAGCGGCACAGCAGGCTCAGCCCAAAGCCGAGGAGATGCTGTTCAGCGATCCCGACAAGTTCATCGCGCAGATCGAGAGCAAGCACGAGCGCAAGCTCGCCGACATGCAGCTCAACTTCGACATGCAGCTCGCTTCGATGCGGCATGGTCCGGCGTTCGATGCGGCTTGGCAGCATTTCTTCGCCACCTGTCAGGGTGGCGCCGATCCGGTCTCATACTTCCGCGTGATGAATGCCCGATCGCCGGGCGAGGAGATGGTGCGCTGGTTCCACGAGCGCCGCCTGATGCACGAGACCGGCGGCAACCTTGAAGCCTACCGCGAGCGCATCCTTCAGGAAGCTCTGCAAGATCCGCAGTTCCTGGCGCGGCTCCAGCAGCAGGGCATCGCGCCGCCACAGCAGCAGCTCGACCAGCGACCTCGCGGCGAGGATGGCCGGTTCCTGCCGCAGCCGCCGCAGGCTCGGCAAGAGGTCCGCCTGCCAACGTCTCTCTCCCGTCTGAGCGGCTCGCGCGGCATGCCGGCGTCGACCGAGGTCGAGGACGGGTCTGAGGAAGCGATTTTCGACGCCGGGCGTGCTCGCACCAGTCATTAGCGAGACGCCCCTCTGAGGGTGAGAGGGCACGACCATGGCCGTATCGACCATTCAAGCCAACAATGTTGTTATCAAGTGGCGGAAGAAGATTTACCGCGAATGGCGTAGAGGCAACTACTTCTCACCGTATATGGGCGAAAGCCCAAGTAATATCATTCAAGTCTACCGGGACCTCGCCGACGGCGGCGACATCCTCAACGTGCCGCTCGTCGGCGCGTTGCGCGGCCCCGGCGTCTCGACCGGGCCGCTGACCGGCAACGAAGAGCCGCTCGATGAATATGGCATGCGGGTCTGGATCGATTGGATCAGAAACGCCGTGTTGCTGACGAGGGCTCAGATGCGCAAGAGCGCATACGAGCAGCTCGATGAAGTTCGGCCGATGCTGTCGGACTGGATACAGGGCATCACCCGCGACGAGATCATCCTGGCGCTGCACGCCATTCCGTCCGAGTCGCCGCCCGCGAACTGGGGCTCGGAGGCGACGGCCGGGCAGCGCGTCAACGGCATCCTCTACGATCTCGCGACGAGCGCGCAGAAGAACACATGGCACGACGCCAATGCCGACCGTCTTCTCTACGGCTCGGCGATCTCGAACTTCGTCGCCGGCAACCATGCCGCCAGCTTGGCGAACGTCGACGCCTCGGCCGACAAGGCGTCGGCGAAGCTCCTCCTGCTGCTGAAGCGCCGGGCGCGGCGCACCAGCCCAGGAATTACTCCCTATAAAGACAACGAAGAGCAAGGCAGAGAGTGGTTCGTTTGCTTCGTCGGCGCCAACGCTTTTCGCGACCTCTCCGACGACGCTGATATCAAGCAGGCCAACCTCAGTGCTCGGCCTCGCGAGAACGGCGGCGTCGACAAAAATCCGTTGTTTCAAGACGGCGATCTTCTGTATCGCGGCATCATCATCAGGGAAATCCCTGAGATGGATGACATGTTGACGATCCCAAATGGCGGGGCCGGTGGGGCTGTCGACGTTGCGCCGATCTTCATGTGTGGCCGCAATGCTGTCGCCGTGGCCTGGGGGCAGATGCCTCGCCCGACGGAGCGCAAGGAAGACGACTATGGGATGCTCCTCGGGCGCGGCATCGAGGCCGTGTACGGGATCGCCAAGGTCTTCAAACGCAACCCCGGCCAGGGCGGCACCGGCAAGCTGGTGCAGTGGGGCGTGGCGCAGGCCTACGTCGCCTCCGTCCAAGACGTCTGAGGAGGGCGACATGGGAGCACCGACCGGCGTCACCATCACCAAGGGGCTCAAGCCCTGGCGCGGATATCCGAGCGTCAATGCGGTGCACGCCATTCGTGCACACATCCAGCAGGATCAGACCAAGTACGTCTCGAACGGGTTGGCGCCGTCGCCGGCCTCTGCCGCCGGCCACGTTGCATTGACGCCGGCCGTGCCGTTTCACATCGGCACCATCCCGGCCGGCGCGGTCATCCTGCCGGTCTCCAAGCATGTGATCGTCGGCTTCCTGCCGATGACCACGGCGGTGATCGACATCGGGCCGTCCGGCACGCCGGGTGGCATCCTGGCGGCGTCGGATGTCGCCGCGACCGGGTTCACTGCCGGCATCATCACCGGCACGCTGATGGGCTACACGGCAGTGCAGCTTGAGCTGTACATCAAGCTGACCATTACCGGCGCCACGCCGACCGTCGGCGAGGTTGACGTGCTCATCCCGTTCTACATCCACAAGGACTGAGCGATGGGCATCACGCTGCTGAACGCCGCGAAGAGGGGCCGCACTTACCCCAACATGAATGGGGTGCTCGGCATCCGGTGCATGCACCGGGTGGGCGGCCCTGGCGTCTCGCTGCCGGTCGGCAAGGCGGTCCCTATCGGCACCATCCCGGCGAACTCCTTCATCCACGCCGCGATCCTGTACGTGTCGACGCTCTACAACGTCGCTGGTGCCAGCGTCGATATCGGCGGCGTGACCTCGCCCGGCACGCCGCCGACGTCGGGCGCGTTCCCGTTCCCGATCACCACGGCCGGCGCGCTGACCGCCGTCGCCAAGCTGCCGCAGACGCTGACGTTCGGATATGTGCAGGACGAGATGGAGATCTATGCCCGTCTCAATGGTGCCGGTGCTTATGCGACCGGCGCGTTCGACTACGTTTTGCAGTTTTATACTAACCAGACCTGAGGAGGTCATCGTGCCCGAGCAGCAAAAGGACGAGAAGAAGAAGTTGGGGGCCGTGACCTACGTCGACCCCGACAAGACCGAGGCGCCGATCCACATCGCCGGGGTTACCTTCCTGCCGGGTGAGGCGGTCAATCTTGATGAGCTGCTCCCCGAGGAGCACGCCACGCGCCTGAAAGAGAAGCTCGCCAACAATCCCTACTTCAAGGTCGAGGGCGGGCCTGATCACGCCAAGACGGCCGAGGCGCGACAGCAGCACGAGCAGGAAGCGGAACAGAAGCGCCAGCAGCTCAACGAGAAGAAGGACCAGCGCGCGCAGGCACAGCGCCAGCGCGAGGTCGAGGCCAGTCGACCCGAGCAGCCGACGCTGGAGCATCGCGAGCAACCGCACAAAACCGCCCGCAGATGAGGTCTCATGGCAACGCGCGCGGACCTGATCGAAAGGGTCTTGCAAAACCTGGGTGTGTGGCAGGCAGGGCAAGACCTACCGCCTGAAGACTATCGCGTTGTCGATCAGAACCTTGAGCGCCACCTCGCGGCGATGGGCAAGGCCAACGTCTACATCGTAGACGACGCCAACAACGTCCCCGACGAGGCCATGACGGAGATCGCCGCGTATCTCGCCAACGAGTACGCGCCCGTCTTCGGTCTTGCCGGCGAGGAGCTGACCGAGATCAAGCAGCGCGCCGGGCTCGGCGAGATGGCGCTGCGCTTTCACCGCGTGGCGGCGCCGACCTACCAGCCCATGAAGGTGGATTATTTCTGATGCCTCCGGTGCCTCTCCCTTTCCCGGTCAGCGCACTGCCCGGTCGCCGACCGGGAGAGGGTCAGGGCGATCTCGTCAACGTCTACGCGCGCAAGGTCGGCGACCTGATCCGCTGGCAGAGGGTGCCGGGGGCGATCCGGCACACACAAGGCAACGGCACGCGCACATACTTTCCGAGCGTCCCGGCGAAGCCGATCCTCAACGGCCCGCGCGGGCAGCTCGCGGTCAACGACACGCTGCTCAGCGTCTGGGGCACGCAGGTCGTGCGCACGCTGCCCGACGGCACCGAGACGATCCTGGGAGGTCAGGTTCTCACCGGCACCGGCCCGGTGACGATGGCGTTCAATTTGCGCATGCCGATCCCCGATGTTGTCTTGGTCGACAACGGCTCGGTCTACTTCGTCAACCTGACGGCGATGACCGTCGACCCTTATCCCGACGCCGACATCACCATCGCCAATTCGGTCGACTACTATTCGGGCTACTTCGTCTGGTCGCGCTCCGACGGCACCATCTACGCCAGCGACCTGCAATCGACCGTCGTCGACACGCTGTCCTACGCCAAGGCCGAGGCGGTCGCCGATCGGCTTTTGCGCATGTACGCGTCGGCGCCGGTCCTGCTCGCCTGCGGCACCGAGAGCATCGAGATCATGCAAGATGCCGGCTCCAGCCCGTACCCGTTCCAGCGTGTCACCGTCCTGCCCGTGGGTTTGCTCGGGACCTGGGCGATAGCCGGCGGCACCAAAATCTGGGACCGCCCGCTCTGCTTCGCCTCGAACGACCACACCGTGCGCCAGCTCAAAGGCATGGACCCGGTGATCGTCAGTACGGACGACGTCACGCAGGACATCGAGATCGAGGCCCGCGCCGGGCGCAGCGAGCTGCTCTATGCGCAAGCCTACACCTTCGGCGAGAGCGCGGTGTGGAGCCTCTCATCGCCGACGTGGACCTGGGAGTACAACCTGTCGACCGCCGGCTGGCACCGTCGCCGCAGCTATCAGCCGGGCGACGAGATCCCGCACGACAAGGTGCCCTGGCGGGCCTTGTGGAGTGTGCACTACAACAACCGCTGGATCGCCCAGGACACACTCGACGGCGGCCTGATCGAGATCACCAGCGATGCGATGTCGGAGCCCGAGATCCTGACGGCGCGCCCGCATCCCGGCCCCAACGAGCCGCTCTACATCGCCTACAAGGCGCCGCTCGTCGCGCGCTGCGACAGTGCGCCGATGAAGGCGGCGCCGGCCGGCATCAGGATGCCGGCGATCTACTTGGACTTTACGGTGGGGTTCAATGTCGACGGCGTCGAGGAGCCGTCGGTGATGCTGAGCTGGTCGCACGACGGCGGCGCGACCTGGGCCAATCCCATCGTCCGCCACCTCGGCGGCGAGGGCGAGTTCAGGACCCTGGTGACGCTGCGCTCAACCGGGCGCTCGACGCACCAGGGCATGCGCCTGCGCTGGGAGTGCGTCGACCCGATCCCGTTGGCGTTCCACGGCGCCATGGCGCCGCGCACGACCGCCTCGCTGCCGCGTCAGGTCGGCGTCGTCGTCACCGGAGGAGGCTTGAGTGGCGCTTGACCTTCCTCCGCGCCCTCCCTTCCCGCCGCTCGGGCGCGTGCGTCTGGTCGAGGCGGACGGCACCGCCACGCCTGAATTCACCCAGTGGCTGGCGCGGCTGATGCACTGGCTCGGTCACGTCCCGCCGCCACCCGCTGACCCGCAGCTCCGTTCGCAGCAGACGCTCGCCGACTGGCTGCGCACCAACGTGCCGTAGGAGGCGTTCATGGCATCACCCTTCAGTGGGCGCGCCGGTCGCTTAGCCGGCATGTGGGCGGCGGGCCAAGCCACCAAAGGCCTGGGCGATATCATCTCCACGCTGCGCGAGGGCGAGCAGGGCGCGGGCGGCTACCTGACCGGTGCCTATGAAACCGGTTTGGGCGAGATGGAGGGCGGCTACGGCTCGATGCTGCAAGCGTTGCAGCAGAGCTACCAGAACGCCCCCGCCGAGCTGACGCGCGGCCGGGACTCGGCACTCGCCGCGTCGGCCGGCGGCTTTACCGGCGGCGAGCGCGCCGCCTATGAGGGCCAGGATCGCGGCATCACCTCGCTCCTCGACGCGCAGCGGCAGGCAATCCCGGAATTGCGCGGCGGGCGCGATGCGGCGCTCGGCTACGGCGCCGAGGCAATGGACCAGACGCGCGGCAACTATGCCGAGGCGCTGGCGCGCATGCGGGCCGGCTACGGCGGCGCCGAGGGCACGTTGCGCGAGGCGGTCGGCGCCTGGGACCCGCTCGTCAAGGCCAACATGGCCGGCTTCGACATGTACGGCAACGCGCTCGGGCTCGGCGGGCAGGCCGGCCACGACGCCGCGACCGGCGCCTTCCGCGCCGGGCCGGGTTACGAGTGGCGGGTCGGCGAGGCGACCAGCGCCGCGCAGCGCGCTGCCAACAAGACCGGCCAGCTCATGGGCGGCAACGTCGTCGACGCGACGACCAAGCTCGGCGGTCACCTCGCCGATCAGGAATACGACGAGTGGGTGCGAAACCTGTCGGGCTTCCAGTCCGGTGCGCAGGGCGCCGTCGCCGGCCAGACCGGGGCGCGCACCGCGCTCGCCGGCACGCAGGCGCAGGGCGGTCAGGCGATGGCCGGCCTCGACACCGCCGAGGCGGCGGCGATCAACCAGATCCTGAAGAACCAAGGTGACATCTCGCAGGCCGCCGGGCGCGACATCGCCAACGTCGACATGACGACCGGCAAGGGGATCAGCGACCTCTACAGCACGACCGGCGGCAAGGTCGCCGATCTGCGCGCCAAGGCCGGCACCGACGCCGCCGGGCTGTACGCGCGCACCGGCTCGGGGTTGGCCGACATGGCGCTGAACCGGGGCACGGCCGAGGCGAAGTTGGCCGGCGACTACGCCTCCCAGATCGCCGGCCTCGCCGGGCAGTACGGCGGCACCATGGCCTCGCTGACGGCGGGCACGGCGGGCAACGTCGCGTCGGCGCAGCAGACCGCCAACAATCAGGTCATCGGCGCCGGCACGCAGGGCATGCTCGCCGGCCAGCAGGCGGCGACGAACACCTGGGGCGCGATCATGGGCGGCCTCGGCATCGGCGGCAACCTGCTCGGCGCCAGCCTCGGCGCGGGCTCCAGCAACTCGCTGCTCAGCAACCTGTTCAAGTAGGGGAGCGGCGATGGCCATCGAGTTCCCCTTCCGCTTCAACCAGCAATACCAGCCCGGCTCGATCCCGCAGTTCGGGTCGTTCGGCCCGGCGAACATCTCCAACCTGCTGGAGAGCAGCATCTCCAAGCTCGCCAATCCGATGATTGCGCGGCTCAAGGAGCTGGAGCTGGCGAACCAAGCCGAGGCGCTGCGGCGGGGCTCGGGCTTCCTCAACCCGCAGGCGCCGGTCTCGCCGACGGCGGCCACACCGACCACGGCCGACGCGCAGAGCAAGGGCGTGCTCGGCACGCCGGCGGCGCCGTTCGTCAACCCGGCGGCGTCGAAGGGCAGTGCCGGCGGCTCGTTCGTCCTCGGCCAGGGCATGGACCCCAACACCTCCGAGCCGACCCCCGGCGGCGTCGGCACGGTGCCGCCCAGCCCGGAATTACAAGCCGCCAAGATCGGCATTGCCGGCGTCGAGACCAGCGGCGAGGAGGACCCCTACACCGCCAAGGGCAAGGTGCTCGCGAACGGCAACTACGCCAATGGCAAATACCAAGTCATGGCGACGAACGTCGGGCCGTGGACCGAGAAGTGGCTCGGCGTGAGGATGACGCCGGAACAGTTCCGCGCCAGCCCCGAGGCACAGGAGCGCGTGTTCGAGGGTGAGTTCGGGAGCTATTTGGACAAGTACGGCAACCTCAAAGACGCGGCGTCGATGTGGTTCTCGGGCCGCCCCTTCAAGCAGGCGGTCGCGGCCGGCGCCAAGGACATCAACATCAACGTGCCCGAGTACGTGCGGCGTGTTTACAGCCACATCCAAAAGGCCGGCGGCGTGCCGCAGCCACAGGCGGCCCCCACAGCGTCGTTCGCGCCGCCGGCATCACCAGCACCCACCCCGGCCGCCGCTGCCGCTGTGGGAGCTCCTGCGGCCCCAGGAGGGGCGCCTGCCGGGGCGTTCAGCGGCGGCAACCCCGCCATGCCGCTGCCGCAGCGCGGCGCCCCCGATCCAAGGGAGACCGCCTTCGTCACGCCCGATCTGGGCGCTGGGCAGCGGCCGGCGGCGCCCGAGGTCGCGCCACGGCGTGTGCAGACGCAGGCGCTCGGGCCTGACGGCC